GGAGCAACCAGTCCACCCAAAAGAACCAATTGAATCTATTATGTATCGTGCTGGACAAGCCAATGTGATACAAAGAATTAAACAATTATTAGACGAGGAAAATGTGTCTATTTAGAAAGCCTAAAAAAACTGGAGGTGGTTTTATTCCTGGAGCACCACAAACTGTTGATACAGATACCACATTACCTACACCAACAGCTTTAGACAGACCGGAAGAAACTACGGACGTTACCTATGGTGGTAAAGGTATTAAAGAAGCACTAGGACAGAAAGCACAAGGAGCCAGATCATTAGCAATTAATTTACAACCTAAACAAACGGGTGCTGGTACTGGTGGTCTTAATATAGGACAAGGACCATGAAATATGCACGTGAAAGATACACAAAATTAGCTGGTAACAGATCACAATTTTTAAACACAGCAGTTGAGTGTTCAGAACTCACGTTACCTTATCTTGTACAGCAGGATACTAGTACTAAGGGTAGTATTAATTTATTACAACCTTGGCAAAGTGTCGGAGCTAAAGCTGTAGTAACATTAGCAGCAAAATTAATGTTAGCTATGTTACCACCTGCTACTACATTTTTTAAATTACAAGTTAGAGATGATAAGTTAGGTGAAGAAATAGATCCTTCAGTAAGAAGTGAATTAGATTTATCCTTTTCTAAAATGGAAAGGATGGTTATGGATTACATAGCTGCTTCTAGTGATAGAGTTATTATTCATCAAGCATTGAAACATTTAATTGTCTCAGGTAACGCTTTAATTTATATGGGTAAAGATGGTCTCAAACATTATCCACTGCAACGCTACGTTGTAAACAGAGATGGTAATGGTAACATTATTGAGATCGTAACAAAAGAACTAATCAATAGGAAAATATTAGGTGATGAGCTGCCTATTAAAAAACCTAATGAACCTAATGGTGATTACAGCTCAGAGGACGATGATGTAGAAGTGTATACTTGCGTTAAACTAGATCATAAAAGTGGTCGTTGGGTTTGGCATCAAGAGGCAGATGATATGATCCTCAAAGATAGCCGTAGCACAGCACCAAAGAATGCTAGTCCCTGGCTCGTCCTAAGATTTAACACAGTTGACGGTGAAGATTACGGAAGAGGTAGAGTAGAAGAATTTATTGGTGATTTGAGATCCCTTGATGGACTCTCTCAGGCACTCGTAGAAGGCTCTGCAGCAGCCGCTAAAGTGGTGTTCCTTGTATCACCCTCGGCAACTACTAAACCACAGACTCTAAGCCAAGCAGGCAACGGTGCTATCATTCAAGGTAGACCTGAAGATGTAGGTGTAGTACAGGTAGGTAAAACTGCTGACTTTGCTACAGCTGCGCAACTTGCTCAGCAAATAGAACGTAGAATATTAGATGCTTTCCTTGTACTTAATGTACGTCAAAGCGAACGCACTACCGCGGAAGAAGTCCGCCTCACACAGATGGAATTGGATCAACAACTCGGTGGAATTTATTCACTGCTTACTGTTGAATTCCTTGAACCATATTTAAAGAGAACATTACTTGTTTTACAACGTAGTAATCAAATACCAAAACTACCTAAAGATTTGGTACGTCCTAAAATCGTAGCTGGTGTGAATGCACTGGGAAGAGGTCAGGATAGAGAAGCACTTACTACATTTATACAAACCATTGCACAGACTCTTGGACCTGAAGCATTGATGAGGTTTGTCAACCCTGATGAAGCTATCAAGAGATTGGCAGCAGCACAAGGTATTGATTATCTAAATCTCATTAAGTCACAGCAACAGCTACAACAAGAAGCAGAGCAGCAACAAAACCTAATGGCTAACCAATCGATTGTAGGGCAAGCAGGTCAATTAGCAGGATCACCTTTAATGGACCCATCTAAGAATCCTGATGCTAAAGAAGACTTCCAATCATTGATGGGAGGAGTACAATCACCACCTGAAGAATAATTATGGCAGAAACATTAACAGTTGACCCTACACCACCAGCTGAGATAGTAGGTGAAAGTGAAGGAGTACAACTAACAGCTGATGAACAAGATTCTTTAGCTGTAGGAGAACAGATAGCAGAACAGCAGGATAATTTACTTGCTGGTAAATATAAAGATGCAGAAGAATTAGAAAAAGCATACATAAATCTTCAAAAAAAATTAGGAGAAGATGGCAAAGAAAAAAATAAAGCTGAAGCTGAGCAAGAAGAAGTGTTGCCGGAAGCATCTGAAGAAAGCTCTCAAGAGCTTAGTCCGACAGCTCAATTAATTACATCAGCATCAGAAGAGTTTGATAACAATGGACAGCTTACTCCTGAAACTTTAAACAAACTATCCTCTATGGATAGTAAGGATCTTATAAATGCTTACATGCAGCTTCAAGCTAATCAATCTGAATCTCAAGTAGATACAGGAGACATTACTGATAATCAAGTTAATGAGATTAAGCAAGCAGCTGGAGGTGAAGAAGCTTATAATCAATTAACTGAATGGGCTAGTAATAATTTACAGTCTAATGAGATTGATGCTTTCGATCAGATTATTAATTCAGGTAGTATTGATGCTATACGACTTGCAGTTAATGGTTTGAAAGCACAGTATGAGAATGCAAATGGTTATGAGGGTAGAATGTTGACAGGTAAACCTCCAGTACAACAGAAGGATGCCTTCCGTAGTCAAGCTGAATTAGTCAGAGCTATGAGTGATCCTAAATATGATAACGATCCTGCATACAGACAGGATGTTATAGCTAAATTGGAACGATCAGACAACTTACAATTCTAAGTTTTACGTGCCGACCCGAACTTTCGTCCTCGGCTCATTAACCTATTTATTTATCTTAATGACCTCAAACGTACACGCTCGTGAACCACAGATCGAGGTAATCGAACCTCCAACAACACGAGAGTATTTACAAAACGCTGAACGTGTAAATGGCTGGCTTGCAATGATTGGATTCAATGCAGCAGTCGGTGCTTACATATTCACAGGACAAATCTTCCCTGGAGTATTCTAGGGAACAAGGCGGCTCGGATAGTCGAACCCAGTAGAAGCCACAGGCAACCGCGTCCGTTCATTCCCTTTGGGAACGCATGAAACCACATCATGGAACGGGGGTGTGGTACTAAGGAGAAGATCCATGCAAAAAAAGATCCAACTAAAGTATCGCGGCGTGCCTTATACAAAGACCACTTAACTTTTATTAATGAAAACATTAGCACTAGCACTCGCTTCCACACTCGTTGCAGGTCCGGCTTTCGCCGGAGTCTACGTGAACGTGGAGAACAACGGCTCATACGATGGGGCTGATTACACAGGATCTACTACAGACCTCCATGTGGGGTACGAAGGTGGAACTGATAGCTTTGGGTATTACATCCAAGGTGGTCCAGCAATCGTAGCAACCGATGGTGCTGACGACACCGACACTCAGGTGTCAGGTAAAGTTGGTGCAACTGTAGCAGCTACCGAGAAGCTTGACTTCTATGGTGAGCTTGCAGTCCAAACTAATGACGGCGATGCCGACAATAGTTGGGCAACTAAAATAGGCACCAAGTATAGCTTCTGATGAAGCTGTTAGATTCCCCATGGCTCATATTTATTATGTTCATGGGGTTCTTTCTTTTTGTAGAGGGTCTACACATGTACGAACATGAGCACTGTAGATCCTGCCCACCATGTCAAATAGAGGACTATTAATGGCACAACAGAATTCAGGAGGTTTCGGGGTAGCACACCCTGTGCAATACTCTCCTCCTGGTGAAGGAATTAGAGACAGAGAAGTGGACATAAAAGATCCACAAGATAATGCTCCTAGTGATGTACAACCATCTGGAGTAGATAATGATGATATGCCGCAATCCTTAGAAGAAGCTCTTTTAGGATGAGGTAGGAATGGGGGCACCTCAGAGTCGGACCCCCTTTTCATTGGCTTTAGCCCCGTACGCGGGATACCTTTAGCCGTCTAGACGGTGGGAGAGACCACAATAAAAATTAAATAATGCGCAAACCATTACGTACGTAAGAAAGTTAACAATACAATTATTTTTTAATTAACAATGGCTCAACAGGCAACGACTGCCACAGCCAATGGACCCATTTGGGGTGGTGCCTCTAACGGTGCTGATACCACTACTACCGCGAGGAGAGCTTTATATTTGAAGCTATTCTCAGGTGAAATGTTTAAAGGATTCCAACGCAACACCATTGCAAGGGATCTAGTTACACGCCGTACATTAACGAACGGTAAGTCACTACAGTTCATCTT